TTATAGTTAATCTTACAGACTTAGAGAGCCTTTTGGTTGACCCAGGCTCAAACTCAGTCAAAGTAGAGGTATTTATAGCAAGTGCATAAGGCCCTTGGGTAGTAAGAACTACTTCAACCCTAAATTAAAACGAATCAACCCTAGCTGGGTAGCAAATAAAAATGCAGTTAAGCAAAAATCTATCACTAAAGGAGGTCGTAAAGTCAAACACGGCCAGCCGCCTCGGTATTGATAACACCCCAGAAGACTGGGAGATCGAAAACCTCAAGGCTGTAGCAAAAAAAATATTCCAACCTATCCGCGACCACTTCGGCGTACCTATCGCTGTGAGCTCTGGATACAGAGGGAAGGAGCTGAATAAAGCTATAGGGGGGAGCAGATACTCACAGCACATGGTGGGGGAGGCGCTCGACCTGGATGCCGATGTATTTGGCCGCATCACGAATGCAGATATCTTCAACTTCGTAAAAGACAACTTGGTGTGGGATCAGATGATCTGGGAGTTCGGAGATGACGAAGAACCCAACTGGGTACATATCTCATATAAGTCTGTGGGACAGAATCGCAAACAGATTAAGCGAGCCCGCAGAGACGAAAAGAATAGAGTTTACTACACTGTAGAAAATGCCTAAGCAAGTATTTAACTACGCTCCTGGCGAAAGCAAAAAAAAGCGGCCAGGAGTACACGCTAAGACGAAGACGTCTAGCAACAAGCAAAGCAAAAGCTACCAGAAAGCTTATCGTGGTCAGGGCCGCTAAAGAGAATTGTAGAAACGCTGTACCGCTAGCCTACCTTTCTGCGACAGCCCATAACGAACTCTGTAGTTATACTTTGTTTCATCACGGAACAAGTGATCCTCTAGAGTCTGAGAAGGGCTAAGTTTATCAAATACTTTATAGATATACCCAAGACTCATCAGCGGGTATATGATTCTGTCAGCTAGATTTCCTCTGCTCATCTGGTAGTTCTCCGCCGCCCAAGAAATAGTAAAGAACTCCAGGTCGTAAGCGTACAGCATAAAATAAATATATCCTCTAGTCAGGCTAGGGTTATCCTCTAAGAACTCGTTCATAGCTGTTCTTAGATTTTTAAGGTGGTTTTGCTTTACGTATTTGCTAGGGAGTTTAGACATATCTCTAAACATCCGCTTCTTTTTAACTGTCGATTTTGGCATCTCTATTCTGTCGTATATTTGAATCAAACGAATTTACAACATGAGCCCCAACGAGACCCTCTTCTTTGCTGAATTGTACAGCCTTGTAAAAAAGATGGAAGAGACTATCGAGGAGTTTGATATGAAGGATAGGACCGTTGCTTCTATTGTAATCGGAGTAATAGATTACGACGCTATAGAAGTGGGGGATACGGAAGCTGAGATGAAGACTATGTACAGTTTCAATATCCAAGACAGGCAAGAGCTGGAAACTGTGAAGACCATAATGGATAATGCCTACAAAGACGACGACCCTCTTGATGACCTGTTGGGTGGATTGGGAATATCATTAAACTAATGGAAGGACTTATTAGAAAGATTGTGGTTGGCAAAGACCCCAAGAACGGAATGGCTTATTATGTAGGTATGCGAGCTGGATCTGGAGAAGTATCTGCTATCATAGAAGACGACAGACATCTTCACAAGTTTGGTAAGCAACGTTATTTGATCTACATTGAGAACGATGAAGGCACCATGTTATGGAAGAGCATAGATGAGATGTCATGTGTTTTAGAATTTGATCTTAATTTTTGATGGCAACACAAAACCTTTATACAGACGGATCGGAGTTCAAGCTGCCTAACGGCAGAAGATACAGAGGTTACTACCATATTCACCCCAAGAAAGGTGCTATGGTGGGTGCTGTTCATGTAGATAGGTTTCATGCTATTCTTGAACCTGTAAGTTCAAAGTCCAGACAAAGTGTAGCGACTAGACAGGCAGAGATTCCACCACGAGTCGTTGAAAGAAGGCTTCCGACTGTAGTGCCTCCTGTTCGCCCTGTATCTCCACCTCCCAGAATTCAATCAAATCGCACTATCACAACTCCTAGCGGTGGCGGTGGCGGTTACTAAATTTTAATTAATGAAAACATTTAATTTGTTTGTCGTCGAACTAGACAGGACGATAAACGACACCATCACTACGTCTGGTGGTTTAGAGTTGTACATAGACAATAGATTCAATGAGTTTGAAAACAGAGTTACAGAAGGCCCTGTCGTGGCTGTCCCGTTCAAGTACGAAACTGGTGTCGAGCCTGGCGACACGTTGTACTTCCATCATCTCGTGGTTATCAACGAAGGTCAGCCACTTACTGGTAATGATAATCACTACCTTGTCAGGTACGATCAAGACCACGCTATCAATAATCAAGCTATTGGCTTTAAAAGTGGCAGTACTGGTGCTATCCAACCTCTTGCGGGTTGGAGCCTTCTTGAACCCGTCGAAGAAGAGGAAGTTCAAGAATCGGAAATTATCGAAGTTGTTAAACTTACAGAGAAACCAACAACAAGAGGTAGAGTCGCATTTACGTCTTCTGGGATTGAAGCGCTAGGGCTAGAGGTCGGCGACGTAGTTGGGTTCAAAGAGAACCGAGACTATCGCATCAAGATAGATGGCAAGGAATATTACAGAACCCGCCTTGAAGACTTGATGTATGTTGAAAGATAATTTAATTAATATGACTATGATTGCCTCTGAAAAAAGAAAGGCAGACGAGCTTATGTCTGCTCTGGAGCAAAACGAGTGTCTTATAGCCGATGGTTTCGATGAAGCGTTGATAGGAATGACACATGGGTCAGAACCAAAAGCCGTTTACGATATTGACCAAATTATTGACATTCTTTGTAGGGATGATGATATGACTCGTGAGGATGCTATTGAGCATTTCGAGTTTAATATAGGTGGGTCATATGTGGGTGAGCGTACCCCTGTATTTGTGTACTGCTCTCAGTACGGAACATACTGGATTGGAGATGAGCCGTTCGACTAAGTTTACTACTGTCAGCGCGGCTAGACGACTTATGTCTAGTATGGAGGTGGCGATCAATAATATGATTGAAGAAATCAAAAAGCCTGTTGATCCAGAGGCTGGTGGGTCTGCTCGAAAAGCAGAATTGCAGTCAATCAAGCAGACTGCTGTGGATTGTAAAGAACTTCTGGTAGAGCGCCAGAGATTAGAACAAATGGTTAAAGAGCTACAAGCAAATGGAGAAATCGAACAAGACAAAGACTACTCAGGAGGATTCGCAGAAAAATTCTCAAAATAATCCTAGCGGTTTGATATACTGGGATGACTATAACTTTGATAATCAGTCAGATACGGCTGGTTACTTAAATAAAAATTTTAAGGTTAAATACTTAAAGTCGTAATCGTCGCCGCATGCCTTACAAAAGAAAAAAAGATCAGGCTAAAGCGGCAGCTAAACACTACCGAGAAAACAAAGAGAAAATAATCTCTAGAAGCTCGGATAGAAACAGAAGGCAAAGAAAAAAGAACAAAGCGTTTGTAGACCGAGTAAAAAGAATGTTCAGCTGTGTGGATTGCGGGGAGTCAGACCCAGTGGTCCTTGAGTTTGATCACGTAAAAGGAGAAAAGAGAAGGGCAATAGCTGATATGGTTTCTAACTATTACAGCATTAAAACAATAAAAGACGAAATAAGGAAGTGTGAGATAAGGTGTGCAAATTGCCACCGTAAAAAAACACACGAGCGAATGCACTCGTAGCTCAGTTGGATAGAGCATCTGCCTTCTAAGCAGACGGTCACAGGTTCGAATCCTGTCGGGTGTACAAATTAAATTCAATGTCTGTACTCATAGATATAGATGGTTATGAAACTAAAGGGATTAAGATCGACCCTAACGGCACAGAGGGAGATCACTTCGAATCGAGTGGGCTACTTATTGTGCTACCAAAAAAACCAAAGCGATCTGAGATACTCTTCCATGCAGAGCCAAAGGAGTTGCAGCTGTGGAGGCGCTTGCCTATGCCCGAAGAACTGCAAAGGATTCGAAGTATGGATGAGTGGTTCGAGAAACCTGCCGAGTTTCGGTCAAAGTTTCGTGTATACATCGAGAAAGAGTTTCAACGCAGGCGGGACGGTGTTTGGTTTTACAACAATGGGGTCCCTACGTATATTACAGGGAGACACTATATGTTTCTACAATGGTCTAAAATTGATATCGGATACCCATCATACCTCGCTTTCCAAAGAGAAATCTTTCTCCACATGGCTGCTTGCGAAGTTGATCCCCGTTGTTTCGGTCAGCTATATACTAAGTGTCGTCGTTCTGGCTACACTAATATATGCTCTGCTGTCCTTGTGGACGAAGCTAGTCAAGTTAAAGAGAAGCTGTTGGGCATTCAGTCAAAGACTGGTAAAGATGCTCAGGAAAACATCTTCATGAAAAAAGTAGTCTCTATTTTTAGAGGCTACCCTTTCTTCTTCAAGCCCATCCAAGACGGTACCACTAACCCCCGTATGGAGCTGGCGTTTCGTGAGCCATCAAAAAGAATTACGAAAAACAATAAGACGTCTTACCGAGGTGACGCACTCAATACAGTCATCAACTGGAAGAACACAACTAATAACGCATATGATGGTGAGAAGCTGCATATGCTTTACTTGGACGAGGCAGGAAAGTGGGAGAAACCCACAGACATACGTGAGGCTTGGAGGATAGAAAGAACTTGCTTGATCGTAGGTAAAAAAATTGTCGGCAAGGCAATCGTTGGGTCTACTGTCAACCCTATGAACAAAGGCGGTAAAGAGTATAAAGGTTTATGGAATGATTCAGATCCTAATCAGAGAAACGCCAACGGAAGAACTAGGTCGGGTCTCTACAGAATATTTATTCCTGCATACGAAGCGTTAGAAGGTTTCTTTGATCAGTATGGAAATGCTGTAGTTGAAGATCCTTCCCAAACCGTACACATACATGGTGACGTAATAGGTATCGATGGTGAGGTCATTGATTTGGGTAGTAAATCTTATTTAAAAAATGAGAGGAAGTCTTTTAAGGATGACCCTTCTGAACTTAACGAGATAACTAGGCAGTTTCCTTTTACCGAAGACGAAGCCTTCAGGGACAGCATTGAGAGCAGCCTTTTCAACATAGGCAAGATCTATCAGCAGATAGAACACAACGACGAGCTATTCCCAAATCCTGTAGTTACAGGGAACTTTACTTGGAAAGAAAAAGATAAAGAGGTGGTGTTCTCTCCCACCCCTAACGGCAGGTTCAAGGTATGCTGGATGCCAGACCCAAACGAAAGGAATATATCTAAACTAGAGAGAGGGAAAAGAGTTGCGCCTTTCCCTGAATACGGTTGTGGTGGGGTTGACTCTTACGACCTAGATGCTACTGTAGACAACAGAGGCTCTAAAGGTGCGCTCCACATGTACAACAAGTTTTCTATGAATCGTCCCTCAAACATGTTTGTTGTAGAATATGCTTCACGCCCAGATCTAGCCAGTATATTTTATGAGGACGTATTGATGTGTGCTTTCTACTACGGATACCCTTTGCTTGTAGAGAACAACAAGTATGGTATTGTAAGATACTTTGAGTCAAGGGGTTACGACGGTTACTTAATGGACAGACCTAAGCATCTGCTTAGCACTTCTTCACACACGAATGTGAAAACAAAAGGGATTCCATCTAACTCTCAGGACGTAATACAGGCTCATGCTCAATCTATAGAGAAGTATATCCATGAACACGTTGGAGTAAACTATGAAACTGGCGAAGTGGGAAAGATGTATTTCAACACAACGTTAGAGGACTGGATAGGATTTAAGATAGATAAGAGAACTAAATATGACTTGACTATTAGTTCTGGTTTAGCACTTTTGGGTTGCCAAAAACAAAAACAAAAAAAGAAATCTAATTTTGATGACCGTGTGTTTTTTAGAAAATATAAGGTCAATTAACGATTTGCTATATTTGCAAACAAGCTTACTGTGCTTTAAAAAATATGAATTATAAAAACGACAACAAAAAAGGCTCGTTTCCCGATCCGTTAGCAAGCACTGAAACGAAAAACAGTAAGGCTTATGGGATTGCATACGCAAAAGCGATGGAGTCTCAGTGGGGCAAAATGACTAGCTCTACCTCCCTCTACGGAAAAAGAAATGTTGTTTTCGAAAGAAGTAGGGATTATGCTAACGGCAATCAAGACACTAATATATACAAGAAGCTTCTTCGGTCTTTGAATCCGAATGATGGTGATGGCAGCTTGATGAACTTGGATTATACGCCAGTTCCTATCCTTCCAAAGTTTGTTCGTGTTGTTGTAAACAAAATTCTCTCTAGAAATCCCTACCCTAACCTTGAAGCTGTAGATCCGCTTTCTTCTTCTGAAAAAGACAAAAAGAAAAGAAGGGTAGAGGTACAGATTCAAGCGAAGCAAAAGCTTAAGGCCCTAAAAGAAAAGAGTGGGCTGGTTCTCGACATTGACCCTGATGAACTTCCAGATTCTTTAGAAGAGTCAGAAATATTTTTGGGCACAAACACCAAGACTGATGCTGAAGTAGCAGCTCAGATTGGAACCAATATGACCCTTTCTTGGAATAACTTCACCGATAATATTTTTAGACGGTGTGTTAACGACTTGGTTTCTTTGGGCATGGCTGTCGTGCAGAGAACCAATGACCCCAACGAAGGAATCAAAACTAATTATGTTGACCCGACTAAGTTTATTCATAGCTACACAGAAGATCCCACGTTCCAGGATTTGATTTATGCTGGTCATATTAAGACGGTATCTATACAGGAGCTGAAGCGTATGGCTGGGCATGAGCTGGAAGAGCACGATTTTGAAAAGATAGCCAAGACTGTAAGTGGGAAGTACGGTAATGATTCTAGTGCATTAAACAAGACCTCTTACAACAATCGACTTATGCGCCAAGAGCATGGGTACGATGAGTATATGGTTAACATCTTGGATTTTGAATTCATCTCTGTTGACTGCATTCATTTTGAGGAAAAGGAGAACAGGTTTGGAAACGTAAACTTCTTTATGAAGGGTTTCAACTATGAGCCCAAACAAGGGAGCGTATTTCAAAGAAAGCCTAGTAAGATGGAGGTGGCTACTGTATATGGCGGCAGTTACATTTTGGGTGGTGCTGATATGATATTCAACTATGGGATGAGCAAGAATATCCCTAAGAATGTTCACGATATATCTAAGTGCAGACTTTCTTATTCTGTAGTTGCGACAAACATCCGCAACATGATGCCAAAGTCTTTGGTAGATAGTTGCACGGGTTTTGCCGATATGTTGCAGTTGACTCACTTGAAGTTGCAGCAGGCTATTGCAAAGGCCAAGCCTGACGGATTGATCATTGATATCGAGGGGTTAGAAAACGTACAGCTTGGAAAGGGCGGTGAGTTGCAACCTCTGGATCTTCACGATATCTATGAACAGACTGGTGTCTTCTACTACAGAAGCAAGAACCCAGAGGGTGGTTTCCAAAATCCTCCAGTCAGAGAGATAGGTAACAGCATCCGAAATATCAACGAATTGATTGGTTTATATAACCACTATCTCCGAATGATCCGTGACACTACGGGAATCAATGAGATGATGGATGCTTCTACCCCGAAGGGTGATACACTTGTTGGTGTTCAGCAGCAAGCTATAGCAGCTGGAAACAATGCTATATACGATATCACTAATGCTTCTATGGTGTTGTTCAAGTATGTGTGCGAAGACATAGTGAAGTGTATACAGATACTTCCTTCTGAGTCTGTCTTGTATAGGGTTTATGAGAACGCTATCGGAAAAGAAAATATGTCTGTCCTTTCTTCGTTTAGCAACTTGCCGATGTACAACTTCGGCGTGCAGGTAGTCAAAGAAATGGAGGACAAAGACAAGGCATACTTGGAACAAAACATACAGATTTCTTTGCAGCAAAAGGAAATAGATATTGAGGATGCGATTGCGATACGCAACATAAAGGATGTGAATCAAGCTGAGCGTTTGCTTGTGATCCGAAGAAAAAAGAGAATCGCTTCTCAACAACAGATCGCTGCGCAAAACTCTCAGTTCCAGGCTCAGCAAGCTCAGGCTTCTGCTCAGGCTGCTTCTCAAGCTAGGATGCAAGAGATGCAGATGGAGGCAGAGATAGACGCTCAAAAGATGCAGCTTAAAACTCAGTTAGAGTCGCAGCTTGAACAGGTACGCCATCAGTTTAGAAAAGAGATTGAGATAATTAAAGCTCAGGCGACTCTTGGATTCAAGACTGACGATCAAGAGTTTAAAGAAAAAA